ATCTAAGGGGGTAAAAACAAAAGGGACAATTTATATATAGTAAATAGTGCGATTTTCGCACAGAATCAAACATTTCCGTAATTCCCGTAAAAACAAAACGTACCATTACGGTTAATCTTGAGTTAATCTTTGTACATTTTTTAAGCGGTTAACCATACAAAAGGGCGTATAGTGCTTATTTATCGCTTAAACGCAGCTCTAAAGCAGTTATTTTACTCTTTAATTCACTAATCAATTCCCGTTGTGTCTGTATTAATTCCGCTGTTATTGAGGGCGTCTCACTCTTTGAATTAAGGTCATTCTTTTCTGAAAAAGAGTCATTAGGGATGCTATTAGGGATGCTATTAGGGATGCTTTTTCCGTTTATACCGTCATCATCGTAATCCTCGCTTAGGGATGCTCTTATAACTCTATTTCCTAGTATAAAATCAACCGAAACTGAATAAATATCAGATATTTTCAATAATTTATTGAAATCTGGTCTTGAAACCCCTCTTTCATAATCAGAGTAGGATGCGACGCTAACCCCCAGTAAATCAGCTACATCCTTTTGTTTGTATCTGTGTTTTTTTCTTAGATCGACTAATAATTTTTTAAAGTACTCTGAATTAAATTCAGTCATAGCTTGAATATTACGGAAATTATTGATTATGTTTGTGTCGTGCTTAACACGACAAAATAAAGGTGCGAAAAAATACTGTGAAGACAAGTAAAACAAAAAGAAAAAGAGATCAAGTGGCGGTAATTACCTCCGATATAACAGGGCATTCTTATGACTCAGTTAGGCGAATCCGTAATGGAGAACGAGAGAATGACCAAGTAGAACAAGTGGTAGTTGAAGTAGCTGAAAGGCTCAAGGTTTTAAAAGAAGAGGTAAAGAAAGCAGTGCCTTTCGATACTCCCTTACGTCACCCAATAAAAAAATAAACATGGCTAAGATCAAACTAACATCTACCAATAAGTATTCACTTAATCTTTCCCGTAGTGAAGCGTTGAACTTAAAGTTAGCTCTTTCTACGCATATAGATATAACGACAAAAGCCGAGATGTGCAACAGGCTAATCACTGATAAAGATATTGTCGTGAACCTTTTTGAATCTGTATTAAATGAATTTTTCACTCGGAACTATACTAAACTTAGTCTGATAAAAGACAGCTTAAACCTGTTGTTAAATCGCTCTGAAGCATTAGCGCTAATGCAATTTTTATCATTGTATGATAGTGATTTCGAGATGTTGAACATCAAAAGTTTAATACATAAATCATTAGTGTAATGAAAGTAGTTGAAGATACATTATACATTGAGTGGCTTGAGTTATTGGAAGCGGGTGTGCCTCTGGGGACATTGAAAAGTGCAAGGAATCTAAATCGAAAGTCTTGGTTTTTTATTAACGATCCAGATGATAAACGACGAGTTTTATGTAGTTACGAACACCTGAAAGAAAGATATCAAACAATGATATGTAATAAGTTCGGGAATCCATACGATTACGTAGCTAAACAACCGATAAGGGACATGGTACAATGGGATAGTACCGCAGAAGAATACTTCTTGAACTATCGTTATGATGGTGATAAGGTGCTATCCCGAAGCCATGTAGATAAGTACACAGCAGCGGCGAACTGGTTAAACATGTTAAATAAAGCTTGCAGCGACAAGAAACAAATAAAGAAACTTTTAGGGTTGACTATTGATCAATTTTATGTCCATGTAACGGACTTGATTAAGATTGAAAAAGTGTCGTTACCTGCTTCTTATAGAAATCTAAAAATTAAACAAAAGGACTACGCGGAGAATGGATATGAAGTATTAGTTAGCCCTCATTTTGGGAATAAACGTTCAGCGAAAGTTGGGGACAATAAAAGCGAAAACGTATTGCTAAAACTATTATCCCACCCGAATCAGTACGATGATGTTTTTATAAGTAATCAGTACAATGAATGGGCTAAGTCAGAAGGTTATAAACCTATTACTTCAGCGGCAGTTCGTACGCACCGTGTTAAAAACGAGGAGCTTTTAACATTTGAAAGAGAAGGTATTTCTGCTTTTAAAGATAAGTTCTCGATGAAGATTAGAGGTAGTAGACCAACAGCACCATTGTATTTAGTTGAGAATGACGATAACCATATAGATTTATTCTTTACTGATGGAACGAACAACCATTTAAGATACAAGGCTATTGTAGTTATGGATAGTTTCAACAACTATGTACTTGGGTATGCTTATTCTCTAAATATCACAAAAGACCTAGTGAGAGCAGCGTATGTGAACGCTATGCACCACATAAAAGAGATTACAGGCGGTTGGTACTTACCACATGAGACAAAGAGTGATAAGTGGGCTATTAAGGACTTAAAACCATTCTATGAGAGTATGGGTAACTATGTAGATGCTCGACTAGGGAACAAGCATAGAGGTTATATAGAACAGTTTTTCGGCTCTAATCACTGGAAAAATTGCCTAAAACTAGGCGCAAACAACTACTCAGGAAACAATATAACAGCCTCTAAAAGGGGGGTAAATACAGAGTTTTTATCTAAAAATCAGCGAGTTAGACCTTTTATAGGAGATGAATCTGTAGACCAGATGGAACAGTTTTTCCATAACCTAAGACATTACCCCCTTTCAAATGGTATGTCTAAGCAACAAGAATGGCTTCAAGCGTGGAATGAGCTTGGTGATGAAAACAAAAAGCTAATCGGAAATGAGCTTTACTTAAGCAAGTTCGGGATTGAGCACAACTATAGAGGCGAAGGTGTTTCTATTACCTCAAAGGGTGTAGATGTTCAGATAAACGGTGAAATATATTGTTATCAGCCAGAAGTGTATAAGCCGGAATTAATAGGTAAGCGTGTTAGTGTGATATATGACCCTTACGATATGTCTAAGGTTCTTTTAACGGATCATGAAACAGTAAGAGAAATTGCATATACAGCGCAGTTTATGCCTAGAGCGCTTAAGGATCACTCAGAAGGAACTATGAGTTACTTAAAAGCCGCTCAAAACGCTCAAAACGAACACGCTAATAAAGTTGCTCAAAAAAGCATGAGGATAGATGAAGAGTTAAATAACTACTCAATAGACGCTGAATCCATTTTACAAGCAAACATTCTTGAGAAGTCTCAACGACAATTAGCCGAAGTACAAGTAAACCAGATAGAAGAACCAAAAACTAAAGAAATCAACCCTTTTGAGGGAATGTAAAACAAAACAAAACCTGTCATGAATAATAGCCAAAAAGAACAAGTACAAAAGGAGCTTTCAACGTTCGTTGATCGTTACCCAAGCCAAAAGAAAGCAGCCGCAATGCTTAGAGGGGTTAGCGAATCTATAATTATCAATATCAAAAAAGGTAATTGGGAATCTATATCGGATGAGATGTGGAGAAAAGTAGCTAAACAAATCGGGCACTCTTCAGGGAGTAAATGGAAAATAACAGAGACAAAACCAACTAATCACATGAAAGCGTTTTTTGAAGACGCTAGAAGGTTTCAAAATACTTTCGCTATGGTTTCCCCTGCCGGGACTGGTAAAACTTCAGCAGCGAAGCAATATGCGCTCGAAAACGATAATGTGTTTCATTTGAATTGCTCGGAGTATCTTAATAGAAAAGCATTTCTTACTAAGCTATTGGAAAGCATGGGGCTTTCGATTAGTGGCAACGTGAGTTTTATGATGGACACTATCGTTGATGAAATCCATTCATTAAAAGACCCTTTAATTATCCTCGATGAAGCGGACAAGTTGAGTGATCAAGTATTGTATTTCTTCATTACTCTTTACAATAGGCTTGAGGGTAAGTGTGGCATCATTCTGATGAGCACGGACTTTCTTTCTACTCGGATCAATAAAGGAAGAAAGCTAAATAAAAAAGGGTATAACGAGATATTTAGCCGTATTGGAAGACGATTTATAACCATAGGCGAAATGTCGGCTACAGATGTAGCAAGGGTTTGTGAGGAAAACGGAGTGCATGACCCTGAAACAATTCAAATGATTCAAAACTCATACGAAGGAGATTTACGAAGAGTGGAACGTGAGGTACACAAATACAAACGAATACAAGAAACTAAAACCGCAGCATAATGAAAACTTTAGTTAAACCACAGGGAGTAAAAACAGAGGTTCTAAGCAATCCTTTGACGGTAAAGGAGGAGATATGCCAATTCTTAGAGATGAGTGAATCTGAGTACTCACAACTGCAATTTGAAAGGGCTTACGGTTACTTGACTGAATATCTACCATCAATAGATGATACTTCCAGAGATACGAAACAATGGTGGGTAGAAGCTCTAACACAAAGTACTGTGTTTTGGGGTTGGTGGGTGAAGCAATGGGAGAAACGAGATTGTATGTTTTTAAATCAAAAGCCTCAAGCGGGAAATAATGGGTTTTATAGCCGGATGAAGTACATGGAGCTTCATAGTATTGAAGAGCTTTTAACATCTACTAAGATGTACGGTAGAATCACTAATGCCGCATATGAGGAAATGGTACATAGAGTAATAAAGGAGGAGGTGAAGCGTGGTTAATCTTGAATTATTAATGCGGTATACCTCGGAGTATTTCGGTGTAACTGTAGAGCAAGTAAAGTCCAAAAGTCAGGTAAGACCATTGCCGATGGTAAGAGGTGTGTTTTTGTACTTAGCAGATGAATACCACCCAGACATACCCGATAAGAAATTTGCAGAGATTATAAACAGAGAGAGAAGTACTGTAGTAAGCCGGAAACAAAAGGTGTCTGCTTACTTCGATAGTCAGGACAAGGTAGTGACTAAGGCAATTGAAACCATAAAGAGGAAAATTGAAGAAGGGAACTATGTTGAAATTACTTTGGGAGGTTTGGTGGATGGAGATTTAATGACCCTGAAAAGAATGCTTTTTGAAGGAAAAGAATGTTGGCAAAACATGCCCGCAATCAAGGAGATAGATGCGGAAGTAACGAGAAGATTAATGTTAAATAATAAATAAATCGAAAATGGCAAAAAGAACAAAAAAAGCCGTCTATGTGATGGATCGAGAGAAAGCAGCAGAAGCTTTTGCAGAGTTTGCAAAACAAGATGCTCAATTAGAGAATGTCCAATCAAAGATGGATTTGGAGATTACGAAGATTCGAGAAAAGTATCAGGATAAACTCGATGAATTGAACGGAGAAAAAGCAATGGCTTTTGACAAATTAAAGGCTTATGCGGAAAGTAACCCAGAAGATTTTGGTAAGAAAAAGAGTATTGATTTTACTCATGGCGTTTTAGGGTTTAGAACAGGTACGCCAACAGTGAAAGCAGAGAAGGGTCACACATGGAAAAGTGTGTTGCAATTGATCAAGGCGTTTAAACCTGATTATGTGAGAACCAAAGAGGAAGCAAATAAAGAGTTGATTTTATCCGATAGAGAAAAAGAAGGTTCATTAGAGCTTTTCAAAAAAATTGGTGTAAAAATCGAGCAGAAAGAGACTTTTTATGTGGAGCCTAAAAAGGAAAATGTAGAGTAATTCTAAATACATATTCCTATTGAAGTCAGCGCCCCCTTAGCTGACTTATCAAATCAATCAAAATTTATATATCACTAATTATTAACCATTTACGACATGGCGAAGGCTAGAGTATTGTCTTTAAAACAGATGCGAGCTAAGACTTACAAGTTTTTGGAAGACTTACCGCAACCTATTTTAGACTCATTTGGAAACTTAACAAACAACTTCAGTGCGATTATATACGGCAATTCTGGAAACGGAAAGAGTAGTATGATTATGCAAATCGTTGTCTTCCTTCTCAAATACGGGAAAGTGTTTTACGTGGCTCTTGAAGAAGGGCACGCCGCTACGATGCAGACAAACATTATTAGGCATATTCCTGAAGAGATTGAAGGAGGAATAAGCTTTGCCGATCACAATATGGATTATGACCAATTGTGTGCAAGACTTCATAAACGTAACTCTGGGCAGTTCATAATCATTGATTCTATTCAATATATGAGAATCAGCTATGAGCAGTTTCAATCGTTCAAAAAGAAGTTTCCCCGCAAATGCTTCATATACATTTCCCATTCTAATGGCAATAAACCTAGTGGTAAGCTTGCTTGTGATATTGAATACGATGTCGACTTGAAGATACAGGTAAAAGGCTATTTGGGCTTTGTTCGATCTCGCTTGAAAGATGGAGTGTCTAAGCCTTTTGTGATATGGGAACAAGGAGCACGAAAATTTTGGGGTACTCAGGAATATAGAAAGTTAACAAAATGAAAAAACTAATAATATCATCCCCACGCTTTCAAGGTGAAGTGTCGGTGGTTTATGGAGAACAGGACGAGTTACTAAATCTTGATTTTTCAGCAGCAACAATGGAAGACAACCAAGTCTCTGTTATGAAAAACAAAACACCTGTAAGGTACTTCGGCATTACTCAATTTATAGAAGTCTATAACTCCAAAAGTATGCGGGTAATTGAAGAAGGTTACGTTCCAAATTTTGAAGAAGAGTTTTGGAAACCATACAACAAAAAAGTCAACAAACAGCGCGTGCTTAAGATTTGGGACAACCTAACAAAAGCAGAACAGGCAAACGCTATTGCAGGGCTTAAGAGGTACAAAAAACACCTTTCTCTAAACACTTGGAGAACCAAGGTTGACCCGGAAAGATATTTAAAAGATAAAATGTGGTTAAACGAATGGAACTAATCAATAATAAACAATTATCAGCTATTCACGCACTATTGAATAAGCTTGATATGATGGACGATAAAAAGGCTATAGTAGAGCAGTATAGCAACGGTAGAACAACGAGTAGCAAAGAGCTTACAAAATTTGAAGCTAAAGCGTTGATTGGAAACCTTAAAAGTATGCTCCCTCAAACAGATGAAGAGCAGAAGACCGAAAAGATGAAAAATAAGATCATCGGTATGGCTCATGATATCGGTTGGGAAATTGGTGATACTGGAAAAATAGATATGCCCCGGTTGAATAACTGGTGTATCAAAACAGGAGCCTTTGCCAAGGAGTTAGACGACCATAATAGTAAAGAACTTGTAAAGCTTGTCAGTCAGTTTGAGAGGGTTTATGAGTGGAACATGAAAAATAGATAATCATGATAGCACCTAATAGTAAAGAAACATTAATAGTCTCGTTTGTGATAACGCTAATTCTAATAGCGATATCATTTTGGATCGAGCGGAAACAAGGAAAAGAAGACAATATGGAAGATTGGGTATATACGGATTTAGAGCCTGTAGAGCTGCCAGAAGATCAACAAGAAATTGAGTGGGTTGATTATAGAGGAACGTTGAGAGAGGGTGTTTATGAAGCCCATGGGAGAAAGTTCTATGCGTCTCCTAATGAATGGAATTACGTTTCTGATGTACAAAAATGGAGACCAGTGATATGGATGTAGAAAAGGATACGCCGATAAGGGTTTTCGATAAAGCGGAAGTTGAGCGGTTTTTAAGAGAGCAAAGAGTGCTGATTGCTGATAAGCTTTACCCGACTAGAAAAACGATTATACAGGAAACCGAATACAATCGAATTGTGAACCTTAAACTAAAAGTAAAATGATACCAAGAAAGAAGAAACACGTACTTATTGTGTCAAGAAAATTTTTAAATGGTCACCCCCGACAAGGGCAAGAAACAAATTTTGCTGACCTGATAAAGGAGCGTGTTAAGATTCATACAATCCGCATGAATTTCGACCACTGGACAATAATTAAAGAGAAGGTTAATAATGGGGAGGCTCTATTGTCAATTAGATATTGGACGGGGAGACCTTACGGCTCACCACAACAAGAAATCATGGTGCTTGAGAAGTTTGATGTACAAAAAGTCTATATATCACCAAATCACACCATGGTTGTCGATGGTCGTGAATTAAGCGAAAAAGAAGCCCTAAAGTTAATGTATAACGATGGGCTAACGAGGTCTGATTTTAAAGGGTGGTTTCCAAAGGGCACAACTCATGAGGGGGCAATTATTCATTTTACGGATTTAAAGTATTAAGGCGATGGATTTTAAAGCAAAACTACTTGAAGTATTAAACACCTTCTCTTCAAAAATAACTAGCACAAAACTTGAAGATCAAATAGAATGGATTAGTTCGATTAATTCTTTTGGTGGTACTCCATTAACGCTATCTGTTGGCAATTCTCTTAGGGAGCTGCGTGATATAAAGAAAAATAGCATCCCTAAATATGGACAAGTTCTAGCGAGAGTGAAGCGAGTTAACACGCTACTTCTTAATGAAGGTTATTCTATTGAGTATATAGATTCATTTTGGGATGACTGTATAAAAGAGGCTCAAAAACATCCGCTTGATAGTAATAGGGTTAAAAGGGAGGTTCTGTTGAATTTCATGGGGTGGTATACTGGTGATGAAAACAATAAATTGCCTGAAGGAGTTGAGGATATTGTGAGTATTTATTTGGAAGGAGGTAAATGTGGATAAACAAAAATTAATACACCAGTTGTTTGTTGGTAAGGTTGCCGATGAAATCGGGTTTCAGAAAACAATGAAATTATTAGCAGAAGCCACTAAAGCTTTTGAAAAAGAACCACAATGTAAGCATGAAAAATATAGACCATCACCCAGTGGTGAGTTTTGGGTTTGTGCGAGTTGTGGTAAACAAATGTCAAATTAAAATGAACTGAAGTGAAGATTTATATAAGATGTTTAAACAAGCGGTAGAGCTTCATGAGCAGGTAGAGAAATAAAACATTTTAATGGGCGAAAATATGAGCTTGTACTTGTTGGTTTTGTGTTGTAAACTTTAAAATACGGACTATGAAAATAGCTATAATAGGAGATTGTGGAGCCGGAAAAACAGCGTTAACACACGCAATAGAAACGTCGAGTCGATGTAATGAAATTGAAATTGTTTCTTTAGAAGAGGCAAGAGAAAACGGTGCGGTTATGGTGAATGATTTACCAACCAAACCACCTGAGGTTTATTTCCCGATAACCGCAAGAGAGTTTCTTCCCTATCCAAGGGATATTAAATGTGGTAAGCAATTAAGAAGGGAAAGAAGAAAGAAAAATCGAAAAAAAATAGTTCAAAACAGAAAATTGTAAAAGATGAAAAAGATAAATATAGAGGTTAAAGTGAAGTACAAGGTTGGGCTTGGGGATTTAGAGGTTCCGAAAAAAATAAAAGCCAAACTAGACAACCTATATGACAGCGGACGAGAGCTATCTTCGGACAGCCTTGAAGATGTAGAAGTGGTAGAATGGTTACGTTCTAACATCAAGGAAAGAGATTGTTTTGAGTGTGTATACGAAGTTCATGACTTGTCATTGTAACACCCCTGCAAAAGCAGTTTTAGCATAGCGACTGTTTAAGGAGTGGCTTTTTGCACCACTGTTATATTTCACTTATCTTTGAGATACTATTTTAGAGCTAAGTTTTTAATCACTTTAAGGATCAAATACAATTATGAAACATATACTATTAATATTCGCTTTAACTTCTCTTTTCGCTGTAAAGGCTCAAGATTGCCTTATCAATGATAAAGTAGATGTATTTTTATCCGATACCGCTTCTTTTGAAAGAGGTGAAGGTGTCGACTCTATACCGCTTAATGCTCCTGTTTATTTCAGGGTTCCATTATACGATGTTAATTGTTTGGCTGTAGAGTTTAAGATAAGGTATAATGGTAATCTAATTAGCTTAGGGGAGCTTCATGATGGTGTTCAGCTTGAAGATAATGGCGATAACACCGGTGTTTGGAAATATGAGCTTCTAAACGGGTTTAATACTGTTGGAGAATTTGAAATAGATTTTTACCCCGGAAACAAATACAAGTCAATCACTGTATATGATCCTATTTTAGGGGTTGAGGACGAATTGAAAGAAAACAAAATAGTAGAAACTCGCGTGTTTACTTCTAGCGGTGTTGAGGTGGATGTATACGAAGGTGAATTTGATTTGTCGCGATTAAATAAAGGCTTTTTCATCTATATAAGTACGCTTAGTAATGGTGAAACACTTCGCGGAAAGGTTTTTAATTAAAAACAAAAGGTACAAAAAACACGGTTATTCGAAAAACGTTAACTAATTATATACCCGTAATCTATAAAGGCACGTTACTATCATAGTTTCGTGCCTTTATTCTTTGTATTAATTTTAACTATTTTAATTATGATTGAGTTTTTAGAAGAGGAGTTGATAATCACAATTCCTAGCGGGTGTCCAGAAGAGACAAAAGAAAGATTGATGATGTCGTTATTATCAGCAATAAGATGGTATGCTGAAGCGGGAAATAAACACATTAAGGATAGTGATAGTTTGTATGAGTTAACAACCCTTATGGAGAGTTTACAGTTTGAAAAACAAACGGTTAGTGTGGCTATTTAGTGGAAAAACTTTATAGATAATAGCCCATATTTGTAATATGAGTCGAGGGTCTTCAAAACTATTTAATAATTTCTTTGAAAAGTCAAGCGCTTCCCCTGTCACAACCAAGAAAAAAGGGAGGTCTGCCGCCCTCGACTCACTTAGAAACAATCTTATTGTGGATCGTTATTATTTTTATGGAACCTTCACGGAAAAACGATATGCCGTTATTCTTGAGCGCCTTTGTGAGGAGTTCTTTTTAAGTGAAAGTAGGGTTACCGCTATACTCAACAACAACTACGAAAAGCTTATCCAGATCAAAGAAGAAGCCCCTGCAAAAAGTGCATTCAAGCGCAAGTGGCATTTCTATAACTGGGACATCTCTTAGTCCTTCTTGAAACTTATTTTAACACTTGGGGAATTTACAGTATTGTAGGTCTCTGCTTGGTATTCGTCTTGGTAAAGTGTTGTAAAGGTAATGATTCTTACACGCATCCCATCCCCCCGCTTTTCTGTAGTCACATTGATTCTTGCCAGACGTTGAAACAATCCCTCAACCTCCCAACCGTTTAAAGCATCAATCACCTGTTGTTCTATTTCAAATCGCTTTAAGCTTTGTTGCAATGAATCGTCGGGGAGGTCTCCATGTGAGGTGGTATAAGGGTCGAAGCCAAGGCGTATGGTTATGTTCGGTAACCCTTGTTGCCTGTTGTCTACAAGGTCTTGATACGTAGTGTTTGGAAAGTCAACCAAGGCGCAAGGAAAGTTTACGGCGGGTCTCATTGTTGACTCTTCAAGCTGCCCTAAATCTTCAGCAATCCAATTAAGTGCTGTTACTTTTGCCTTTAAGCGCTTCATAAGCTCAGTTAGAGCACGACCAAAGAAATTACTATCTGCTAATGCCATTATCTTTTTAAAGTTTTGTTAATATGAGCTAAACTATGTCTGAGTACGTTTTGACTTAATACCTGACTTCTTCCAATGAATTGCCTTTTTGACAACCTCATTGTAATACGTCGTTCGTGTTCTTTTACTTTTTGCCCGTTTTTCCTAGTGAATGGTTTCACTGTTTGAATAACACCAATACCGTTTATTCCTTCGTTGTGTGCTTTGGCGTAAGGGACATCCCAAATAAGTTGAACACCATCAAGGGTGGTGTAATTTATCATCCCACTGTTTCGGAGTCGACCAGAATCTACTAACAAAGCACGATTAGGACGAGGTACATCGCCAAATGCTGTGGGGTTCTTTCTTTGTCTCCATTTCTGAAAACCAGTATCAGTAAAACCTCCCTCTTTAAAGTTCCTTCGAGCAAACAGTAAAGCCTCATTCCCCATAATGAGGGGTAAGTCTCTAACGGCTTCTTTCATTCGCTTTTCAGCCTCACGGATCGGTTTTGTGATATCCTTATTGTTCACTGTTCTTTTGTTCCTTAAGCTTGTTCGCGGACTCGCTTACCTCTTCTGGTAAGTCAATGAAATACGGGTGATCTGGTGGGAATGCTAACCCTCTTTTTCCAAGGTTTACTTTAAACATTGAAGAGATATCAATTTGAGGAAGCTCTACATGTTCAGAAGAGCCGTATGCTTGTTTGTCCCAAGTGCTTCGACATCCGAAGTGTCTAGGGGGCATATATTCGTCAACCCTTGGATCATCTATGTGGAGCACAACCCCGTCAAGAGGCGGGCATATTTCAGAACTATTTTCATCAATCACAGAGTCAAACCGTATGAAAGGAAATAGGTGTTTAGTTTCTTGTAAGTCCTTCCATTTTGCATTCTGAATACTCCCTTGTACTGCTAAATTGTATTCGGTGGTTAGATGGTTTTTGCTTATAATATCATTGATCTTTTGGGCTTCTTTTAAGAACTCTTGTTTAGATCGAATCTTACCGTTATCATCTAGTAAAGCCGCACCAAGCGCTCTTAACTGGTGATAGTTTTTAGCTGCCGAAAATTGCCAAGTTTGTTGTTGAAGCCCTTCAAGTATTTTATAATCGGTTGAATCAAAATCGACATCGCTTAAGCTTTTTCCGTATCCTTCCTCAATTGCTTTTATTAATTGAGTAGCATAGGCTCTTGTTACCTCTTTATCAATTGACCCTATTGGAAGCTCTTTGTTCTTCCAAATTTGTAATGCAGCGTTCAATAAACGCTCTGTTAACTCATCGTTATTTATCAGGTCAGGAAGCGTATGTGATTGGCAGCAGCTATCGCTATAAAACCCGCTTAAGTCTTGCTTAAATGGTGTTGAATGCCCGTTGAAATTAAGATCTATTTTCAACGGGCTTGGTCGAAAAAATCTGCTAAGCTCGCGAAGAATCGTTGGTATGCAGAGAGTTTTACGGGTTCCTTTTTCCGCTTTCCTTTTTTCTTAGCCTTTGTTTTCTTACCTCCCTCTTCTATTATTTCGTATTCTGCATCTTCGGGTATAGCTGCTCTCTTTGTATTTTCTATAGCATTTTTGAGTTCGTTGTAATTTTCGGGTTTTGGGACGCAGTAAGTTTCATACCAATAATCATCACCTATAGGTACTTTTTTACTCACTTCTTTATCAATGGCTAACCTTTCCTTAAGCTCTTTTAGGTTTACTTTTTCTTCGTAAACAAAGCGTCCTCCTTCAACAGGAAAACCATATGAGCGAAGTATGTCTAAAAAGTGGGACTCGTTAAGCGTCGACAGCATAAACGCCATATCGCTTTCCGTAATCTCTAATTGCTCCCCCTCATGTACTTTACTTTGAGCATAACCACTCGAAGCGCTACTTGTTGTAGTTTCAGTATTCCCTAAGATGTGAATACTCATTTCTTGGTTACAGGCTATACGGAAACGATCTTGAAGTTCTCCGGTGGCATTGGTGCTTTTGCCGTCCAGCATTTCAAAGTCTGCTTGCTTAGGAACCATTAAGGCTAAGCTGCTTCCACTTTCATCGAGCACCTTTTTTACTTCGGTTTGCGTCTTGGTATCGTAAGCATCATACTTAAAAATACGTACAGGTTGTCCAAATATTTCTATGTATTGGCTGAAGTCCCCCATGCTCCCCATTTTCCAAATCACATAAGGAGAACATTGAAGTAATAGCCCTAAATCATCCTTTTCACCAATCACCCAAATGTTTGAAACATCGTCATAGCTTACTCCTTCTTGCCCTGTTTGCAATGTTGAAATGAGCTTTTTATGAGGTCTGATGTGTTTTCGTGGAATTTCTTCAAAGTCAACTTTCTCCCCAGGAATAAATTCAAGTCCAGAAAGCCCCCAGTACATACTCTCTAATATCCTTTTTCGAATCTTCCTAAACTTACCCGATCTCACAAACTCGTCAAACGCCTCTACACGTTTTCCGTCTTTCTGGAAGTACATGGCTTTGTTTAGTACTTTGTCGATCCTTTTCCCCATTATCCCGGACAAGTGACCATCTAAAAGTATATGACTATATAAATCGTAAAGCTTAGTTCTATTGGGGAGGGTGATAGATTCAGCCCCCTGTAGTGCCATCTTAAAACTCTTTATCTCCTTTCGAGTACGGTCTACGCTCTGTACACGTATATCCTGAACAATTAATTGCGGTTCATTTTGCTTTTTATTTGCTCTTCTTCTGCGAGGTTTAGTTGGTGTCTTCATATCCTAAAGGAAGTGTGTTTGTTTTGGGTTGCTGCTAAATTGAATGTTAGAGCTTTCGTTTAGCTCTGTTTCGGAATCATCGGTTTTGTATTCCCACCCTTCAGGGTCGATCATTCCTTTTTGTACATCCTTAAGCCATCTTATTGCATCTTCGTATCGGGTTCTAAACAGCTCCATGTTTACGTTTGGGTTTGCAAGAGTTACAATGTGCCAAGAGGCAATATCTTTCACTATTCGTTTTAAAAAAGGGTCGTTTATTGTTGGTGCTGTTTCGTTGTCGCCAAACAGTTTTAGAAGATCAAACTTAGATAAATACCCCTTGCATTCGTTTTCAGAATCACTAATACATTGAGTAATGATAGCATCATTATCACGAGATATATTATTGAGGATTTCAGGATAAATATGGGTGTTTAAGTCACCTATTACTACTAGTGCCATTTTATAGTCGTTTAGAGTTTGAGCGATGTCCAAAGGTTTGAATACCTCCAACGGATTCAACTGCTATTTTTTCTTTAATAAGGTGTACGCCTCCTTCGGTTGTATCCGGTCCATCTAATAATTTAGAAGCAGGCTTTGCTGTTTTGAATTGCGTTTCTAAGCGCTTCATGTGTGGATCGTCCTTTTCGTTGATGTTAAACACAAGGTTTCCGAAACGGTTTAAAGGCTCTAGGTTGGCTTCAATACGTACCCACTTATCCGGTTTTTCTCTGGTGTCTGGTGTAACCATTAGACATCCTCTGGGATGATCATTACCTTTCTCAGAAAGTAAGGGTAAAAGAACTTGTTCGTAGAAAGGGTTTTGTAAAGTATTGTTTTCTATATAAGTATATAGGGCGGTCTTTTCTCCTACATAGTCTCTCGCTTGATATAACCAATCAATAAAGGTTGAATTACCCATGTTGTCGAGCCAACATTTATAGACATAGTATTTGTTGTCCTTGTATCCTAAAACCTGTACACACTTAGCGGAGTTGTTTACTTTACTCTTTAATGAAGGTCGGTCTTTGTTACTTGTGGCGGGATCGGCGTAAACTAGAGCAAATGCAAGATATCTTAGTTGTGGGCATTTCCCCCACGTGATTTCTGGAAACGTTTTACCAGTACTTACCGGGTTGTTAAAGTATTCAGCCTGACCACTAGCGTAGCTTATTTTGCTAAGCATATAGTCGATTTGTTCTTCAGAGTTTTTTTCTAACCATGTGCTAATACCTTTATCATCTCGTATGTTTACGCGACTAACATCATCGGCATAGGGTTGTGCTCTTAATGCTAAAGAATCTTCCGCTATAATGTTGTTATCCCAAAAAATATAGAAGTCCTTAGCAATATCAACGGTAGGCATTACGGCGCGCTCAACCCATTCATGAATTTTATCTAAGCGCTCAATATTTCTACATACTTCGTCATCGTCCGCATCATCAAAAATAAGCATGTTAGCTCTTATTTCTTCCTCTTTTGCACCCCTTGGATTTTGTCCAGTACCAACACCTCTAAAAGTCACACCTTTTCTAGTGGTAAATTTGTTCCCCTCCCATTTACCTGTTCTTTGTTGTTCCCCGTAATCATTGATTAGCCTTTGGTTTGCTTCTAGGTTTAGCTTATAGGGGGCTAAAAGTTGTTCGGCATTATCACCCGATTTTGATATTAAAATTGCATAGGTGGGGTGTTTCTTAACAAAGGTGATATAAAACACCTCGAACATTCTACGTGTGGATTTTGACAAGCCCCGTGCCCATGCGCGACACTGAAACATTTTGTTAGATTTCAGTAGCTTATTAGTGCTTCTCTTGTGGAAGTCAGCAGGTTCAGAAAAACAGTATTTTGGAAAATAGTATTTAAACCATTCCTCGTGGTTGCCCGGCTTCTCTAGCCATTTAATACGTTTTTGCTTTTCGGCTTCCGTTTCGCTAGTGTCTACAGGGGTTGAGTTTTCAATCTGTAGTCTAAACTCATCCCAAAGACTAAGGGCTTGCTTGTCTGTTGATCTACTCATTTACTTCATCTCGTTTTGTAAAAAGCTATTCCATAAATCAATAGTCTCCTGAACCTCATCGAATGTGCCCACCTTCTGAATAAATTTGACAAAGCGTATTCCTGCCTCTACCAAATCGGCAATATTCATATCTGTTTCAAGTGAGCGTATGGCGGCGGTTACCTTTACTTGAATGTCTGCTTGTTTTGTGTCCGGGTATTTTGTGTCACTGTCTTTAATCGCTTGGTTAAGCTGCTCTAACTGACCGTACAAAAGATTGATTTGATTCTCCTTACTTACTAGTAGTCGATTTCTAAGGTCTTTCCATCCTCCTTCGTTTACCCATTTGCTAATCGTCTTTTCAGCAACACCAACTCGCGCAGCTACTATTTTGCCGTTTAGCTGTTCTCTGGTGTATAGGATTTTCGCGTACGCCTTTTTCTCCTCGATGCTCGATTTCCGTTTTGCCATGATTCAAAAGTAGACACTATATAAGGCACTTGCTTTTAATTGATTTATGATAGATCAGTTTTAGCGGTGTGATAATACAGAACAAACCCTATGATAAAATACTGATTTGCAAACACTTACAAAGGGTTGCAGTTTTGGGTCACAATCATCGAGAACAAGGTGATAAGACTATGAGTAAAGACAGTAAAGAACATAAGATCGACCGCGAATTTCAACTTTCCGACAGTACGGAAAACTGCTACGGCTTTCGCTTGCTTACACCGGGGTATTTGAAAAGCGAGTTTGAAAAGAACCCGATCGGCTATTTTATGCACGAACGAGAGCAGGGAGTACTCCTTAAATGGGATAATGTACGTGTCGATGGCGATAAGATCTTGGGGACTCCTGTTATAAACTTGGCGCACAAAAGAGCGCAGCAAACAATTGATGAAATCGAAAGTGGTTTCTTAAATGCTGCTTCAGTAGGTCAGATAGTTGCACTCGAAATATCGGACGACCCTGCCGATTACCTACCAAATCAAAAAGGCGCGACTGTAACGAAGTGGTATCACCGCGAATGCAGTCTTGTTGATGTGCCGGGCAATTACAATAGTCTTAAGTCTGAGTTAGTCGATGGAGATGGGAACCCGCTAAACCTTGCGGATTTCACACCACCAACAGAAATCAAAGATTTAAACATGGAAATCAAATTCACCGCTGCTAACCTAGTAGCAATGGACTTAAAAGCAGATGCTTCTTCAGAAGAAACGCAAGCTGCATTTCAAAACTTAGTAGCAAAAGCAAAACGTACTGAAGATGCTGAAAAAGCATTGGAAGACTTGAAGGCTGATCATACAAAAACAGAGGTGAAAGACTTATGCGCTGATGCCTTGAAAGAAGGTAAGATCACTAAAGAAATGAGTGAAAAGCTTTCTGCGGACTATGCTAAAAACCCAACAGGGTTGAAAGACTTGTTAGGGCAAATGCCGAAGTATACTTCTATCACTAATCAGCTTAAAGACGGAGAAGGTAAAACGAAGCTACAAAACTTGATGAGCAAGTCTTGGGATGACCTTCACCAGTCAGGGGAATTAGCTGACCTTAAGGCTTTAGATGAAAATTCATTTCTTCAAAAGAAGGCTGAAAAATACCCTTCGTCTAAATAATCAAATCGAATTATAATACTAATACAATAAAAAAATGGGCATTCATAAAGAAATTTGGACGGATTACATTATCGGTAACCTATATAAAAAAGACGAATTTTTATCAAAAGCATTTGATGAAAGTGATGAGGTTCTAGGTGGTAAAGTAGTTCATATCGCTCAGGCAGGATCAAAGCCTGAAGTGATCCTCGATAGATCAACCTTGCCGGCAACAGCTCAAGAAAGAGCGGATTCAGATATTACTTATACTCTAGGGTGGTACTCTGTTACTCCTGAAAGAATTAGAAACGCTGAACAAGCAGAATTAAGTTATGATAAAATGGATTCTATCTTAGGAGAATTCATGTCGGCACTAAGAAATCGCTTAGGTGATGAGATGGCAATTAAATGGCTAACAAATGCTGTAGCTGCTTCTAATGTTATTAGAACAACTGGTTCAGCTACGGCAGCTACTGAGGGGGGACAAACAGGTAATAGAAAAGCGATGAATTTAGCGACTTTGAGAAAGGCAAAACTAGCCTTTAACAAAGCAGATATCCCGAAGGAAGATAGATACATCGTGTTAGAATCTAATATGTTAGGACAGTTGGAAGATGATCTTATTGCTAATTCAAATAGAGATTTCTCTAAAATGTATGATGCGGAAAAAGGGGTTGTAGCTCAATTAGAGTCTTTTAACATCATGGAAAGAAGTGATGTTGCAATGGCTAATGTGGGAGCCTCAGCATTGAACGCTTACGGGGCTGCGACTCAAGCGGATGATAATGTGGTTGCAATGGCTTTTCAAAAGTATAACGTCGCAAGAGCTGAAGGAGAAGTTAACATTTTCCATACTGAACAGGACGCAACCCACTATGGTGATATCTTATCAATGGATGTCAGAGCGGGAGGAAGAGCGAGAAGAACAGGTGCTCAAGGAGTCTTAGCAATCGTTCAAGACACAGCAGCATAAATCTAATGACTGTTTACAGTCATGACAGGTGAAAGGGTGTGTAGGCTGAGCACACCCTTTTCAATAAACCTACTCAATGAAAACCACCATTCAACATACCGAAGTGAGAAACGAATTTTACACATTAAACGAGTTGTTTACAAGCTTGTTCCCTAGCGTAAAGGTTGAGCTTTTAAATGTCTTATTACTGACTAGCTCAATGGTTACAATTGCCGAGCAGCTTTTAGGGGTAGACTCCGTTGCAATATTGGCTTTGTTGGTGATGATGGTTTTTGAATTAGCTACAGGTATTTGGGCTTCATCTATTAGAAAGGAACAATTTTCTAGTAAGCGTTTATCACGCTTTGCAATTAAGGTGGCTTGTTATATGGTAATAATGGTAGTGCCTTATGTGTTCTATTCTTCTTATCAGGAACGCGGAGTAAACTCTGCGGCAATGGTCTTTGAGTGGATTCATGTGTTTTTAGTAATACACATTGTTCAAGAATACTTGGTGTCCATTTTAGAAAATCTTGCCTGTATTCAGGGCAAGCCAAAAACATACTGGATCAATAAAATTAAAGATTCGATCACGAATACATTTAAGACGAAATCATGAAAAAAACAGGATTTATATTAACCCTTTTAGGAGTGCTTGCCTTAACACTGAGTGTGTTTACGGGTTGTGTTACCTCCAAGAAAAAAGACAAGGTTGCAAAAACCGAAGTAACAAAGGTTGTTGAGCACGAATTGAGCTACGAAGTAGCGAATGTAGATAGTACTCAAACATCGCTTAAAACGGTTACAACCGTAAAGCATTTTGATGATGAATTGAGTGGTAGTGTGCATCTAGTTCCTTTTGAAAAAGATAGTATCGAAAGTGACGGCTTAAAGATAGTTACCCAATTGATACCCCAGAAAAATGGAGGTTACAAAGTAAAGATACAGGGGAAAGCAAAAGCGGTCTCTAAAACGGAAACGATAAGCGAGCTTGATAACTCTTCATCTTCTATAGCTTCCACGAATATAAAGGATACAAAAACAGATGTAGAAAACACCAAGAAAACCAAGGGTAAATCTGTAAAAAAAAAATGTTACCCGGATGGGCTGTGTGGCTCCTCATTATCCTCATCCTCTGTCTGTTGGCTTATACAGGATATAAATGGTATTCAAAATCTATCCCTTTTAAAAAATGACAAATCAAGAACTATTGAACAAAGTAAAAGTCTTGCTCTTAGATGGAACATTGATTCCTCTAATCGAGTGGCAAAAAACATACGGTTTACCAACAAGCAGTTTACGAGTAGGCAAGCATTTTGGAGTAGACACCGATCATCGTTTAAAGCGGGATATCATGAGCTACGGGGAGCTAATAGTATGTGCTCCACTTATCCAATTACTAGACGACTACAGGGAGGCAACAGGCAGGACTACGATAAACTCATTCAATCGCAACTCAGCCAAACAACGCTATTTACGACAAATGGGCTATCGAGCGGCGACAATGAGTACGCACGAAAAGAAAGTGGCAGCGGATATAGACACGGTGAGCGAGAAGGAAACCCGCGAGAATGTAAAGTTGCTCAAACAACTAGCAGCCAAGCGCGGATTAAAAATACGTGTGGGGTGGAAAAAGTACATAGAGAACGGGCAAACGTTTATTCACTTGGATGTTGCACCAATGTACTATGCCGAAGGGATGCCATGGCATGACCACGCTCACCCTTCCCAGTGGGAACGAGAAGTGACTTGGTAATTAATTGAGAATTAAAATTTAATAATCGTGAAAAAGAGAATAGAACATGTGTTTAAAACACATCCAAAAGCAAAGGAAGTACATACAACTTCTGACGAATTGATCTTCTTAAATGATCATGATGCTCACAATCATGCTAAGACTCTTAAAAATACTGACGTTAAGACGGTAAAGAAGGGTGATAAGATTGAGGAGGATGAACCAGAAAAAGGAGGCGGTAAATACCCTGAAGGAGAACCGAAAGAGGGGTGGAAATCTGATGAGCTGAAAGCTTATATGGATGAAAAGGAAATTGCCTTTAAAGGAGATGAAACAAAGAAAGAGTTAGTAGCTCTAATTGTTGAAGCTCAAAAGCCAAAAGAAGACTAAAAAAATATAGAGGGGTTTGCGTTGCCTAAGCCCCTCTTGTTTCACAATTAAACGAGTATTCTCATGAGTTTACCAAAAGTATCCGTTGCATTTTCAGACGGGAATTTACTTAAGACGATAGCCAACGCAGATGGCTTTGGAGGCATGGTGCTTACAGGTGCTATTTTGTTAAGCACTCCTCAAGTAATATATAACCTTCAGGAAGCTGAAGACTTAGGTATTACCGCAGCAGCAGAAGCTTATGCGCATCGTCAAATAAAAGAATTTTATCAAGAGGTTGGAGGTAATCAGAAACTTCATTTCATGTTAGTTCCTGAGACAATGACCATGGAAGACATGCTAGATGTCACCAACCCGAATGGAGCAATTAAGCTTTGTTTACAGACTAACCGTGAAATTTCACTTTTAGCAGTTGGTCGCAACCCGAATGGCGGGTATGATGGAGGTACAGACTTTATTGATAGCGATGTAAGTGCGGCACTTACTAACTCTAGTACTTTTGGAGCAAACCGAGTGGCAGACCTTAATTTTTTAGCTGTCTTAATTGAGGCGCGTGTACAAAACCCAAGTGCTGCCAATACTCTAACCCCTACGGCTATTGAATCAGATTACGGGGGCGCTCTTTTAGGTGGTTCTCTCAATGATGGTTCTGCATCTATCGGAACCGCTCTTGGTAGAGCGGTAAGAGAAGGAGCACATGTAAAACTAGGTAGGGTTTCGGACGCTCCTGTTTCACTAACCACGGTTTATATCGGGGACAAATTAGTGAAGGAAAGGACAGATTTATCAACGCTTCATGGGGAAGGGTTTATAAGCTTTATGCAACATCCGGGAAAAGCCGGGTATTACTTCGGTATTGACCGTATGGCTAATACTGGGGATTACTCTTTATTGGCAAGAAGAAGGGTTGTAAATAAAGCAGCGGTAATTGCTACATCTGTTACTATTGAGGAGGTTGAAGGAGATGTTGATGTGGAGGCAAACGGGAATATTGCTTCTCATGAAATTGACCAAACCAGAGAGCAAATAGAATTGCAAATTAATAATTTAATGGCGGGGCAAATTAGTGGTGTAGAAGCATATATCAATCCCGCTCAAGATATCATAAACACCAGTGAATACAATGTTGAATTAGGGGTACAGCCGAAAGGGTATAAATCTAAAATCAACATTGGGATAGGTTTAAAAACTAGCATAGGATAATTATGGGATTCTCTACACAAGAATGCGATTGGAGCAAGGTCTCAGTAAGCATATTAGGCGTGAAACTACAAGGTCTTAAAGGGCTTGAGGTGAGTAAATCTGTTGAGAAAGAATATTTATACGGTTCAAGTGATGAACCTATTGATATCACTTCAGGAAACAAGAGTTATCCGGGGTCTCTTAAGATACTCAAGTATGAGTTGGACAAAATGAATGAGGCGGCTATTGTAGCAGGGTATGAAGATATTACAGAAGTTCCTCACTCCTTGATTGTTGCAACTATCGAGTTTAAGAAGGCTGCAAACACTCCAAGAAGAGTAATGGTTGTTCCTGCTGTTTCATTTACTGAACTGAAATACGCAATGAGCCAAGGTGATAAGTTCATGGAAGTGGATTTACCTTTCTTAGGAATGGGCTTGAAGAATGTAGTTACTGCGTAAGCGTAAAATTGAAAATTAACGAATAAAAACTACGTCGCTCATTCTTAAGGATTGAGCGGCGTTATTGAATAAAAACCAGAATAAAACTGTCATGGCAAAAGAATCATTAAAAGAACGATTAAAAAGAGAGCGGCTTGAAAAGGAAGCTGAGGTAAAGAAACAGTGTGAAAGCTTTGCTAAAGAAAAACATACTGAAGCTCAATTGAAAAAGTGGAGTAATCAGCATAAGGGGCTTTGGTTCTTGCCAATATTCGACCAAGATGATGAAACTAAAATCATTGCTCTAGGGATATTTAAGCCAATCACACGGGAAGCTTTAAGTTATGCAACCACCAAAATGGAAGAAGGAGGTTTGTATGAGTTCTTAGAAGCAGCTATGCGTGAATGTTGGGTTGCCGGAGAAGAAGCGATTCTTGATGACGATAAGTATTTCCTTCCTGCTAGTTCGAAGTTTAATAAAATGATAGAGGGGCATAATGCAATGCTCCTAAAGCGCTAGGCGATACGAGTTTAAAAAAGCATGCTCTTGGAAATATCAGGGGAATGCTTGAAACAACAATAGAATACTATACAGGGCAGAACGTATCGCACTTAGGAGATGCTGCCCTAGTGATGAAGAACCACCAATTGACGGAGGTTAGGCGTTTGGAAGCAGAAGAAAAAAACGGGCAATTAAACTTATAAAATGACTCAGGATACACTCACATTCTTCCTTAAAATGAAAGATTTAGCCAGTGGTGGACTAACAAAGTTTGCCGCTAGTGCTAAACGTACGTTTTCTCATGTTGAGAAATACACGGATTCTATGAAGGGGAAAAACAAGATTTTAGGCTCTAGCTATGATATGCTTAAGCTTAAAATAAGGTCTGTTGAGAGTGTGATATCAAAGAGTAAGTCCGTATCCCAAATTCGACAGGCTCGTAAAGAGTTGGTTCTACTTCAAAAACAAGCTAAAACACATATTGGAAATGTAAGTGGCGGTGGTGGCGGGCTGTTAAGCTCTATTAAAGGAGCTGTCCCTATGCTTGGTTTAGCAGGAGCTTTGACGCTTGGTGCAGGGTCGTTTAATGATGCTTTAGCCGCAGATAGTCGAGCAAAAGCAATAAACTTCGGTACAGGTGGACAAGGTGTAGAAGCCATAAGCCAAGTAAAAAAGATCAATGATTTATACGGAATCAATAATGCTGCGGGACTAGAAGGATTCCAGAAGCTTAGTGGCTCCATTAAAGCGCCTCTTGAAGATCAATTAGAACTTTACAAAGCGGTATCGGCTGCTAGTAGAACCATGGGGCTTAGTGCAGATCAAACCAATGGTTCAATCTTGGCACTTTCTCAAATGGCTTCAAAAGGAAAGGTAAGTGCTGAAGAACTTCGAGGACAATTAGGAGAAAGAATACCGGGAGCGTTCCGTATGGCTGCTGAGGCAATGGGGGTTACTGAATCTGCTTTAAATAAGATGATGGAGCAGGGTGAATTGGCTTCAAGTGTCTTCCTTCCTCGATTTGCAAAGCATCTTCAACAAACATTTGGAAAAGAAGCTTTAAAGGTTGCTGATAGTCCCGCAGCCAAGTTTGAGCGTTTTAAAAACGTGATTTATGAACTAAGTGTAACCATTGGGGGTATGTTAATGCCTCCGTTAACAACCTTGATGCAATGGTTTATTAATGGGGTGTCTTTTGTTAAGCAATACTCTGAGTGGTTTATTGCTCTTGGTGCGGGTATCGTTGCTTATGCGGGGTATGTCAGTATTGCTTCGGTAGGTACTAGCCTTTGGGCTGCTGCTCAATGGGGTTTAAATATAGCGATGACGGCTAACCCTATAGGTTTGGTTGTGGCAGGTATAGCCGCTCTTGTTGTTGGGATAGTAATGGCATGGAGGAAATTTGAAGGGTTCCGAAAAGTAGTGATGGGACTATGGGAAGCTTTTAAACAAGTGTTCACCAATATCTCAGGGATGTTTAAGCGGGTTTTCAGTCCAATAATGGAAGCAATTACAGCTTTCAAAGAAGGGCGATATCTGGACGCTTCTAAGGCGGTAGCTAAACAGGCGTTCAACCTTACCCCTGCGGGAATGTACCTTGCATTAAAAGACGGGGACGGGATCACTAAGGGGGTAAAAGAAGCTTACAAAAAAGGGTCACTATTGGAGGCTATCAGAAGCCGAAAGCCTGATAAAATAGGGCAAAACACACCTGCATCCTTTAGTGGCGCTACAGGTGCTTCAAACACTGAAGTGGCGCAAGAAGCAGTTAAAGGAGTTGTACGAGGGGGCGCAAGAGTTATCAATATTAACGGGGTTAAGTTGATAGAGAATTTACAAATCCATACTCAGAATATGGATGAGTCTATTGAAGAGCTTGAGGAAAAACTTCAGGTGTTATTGTTAAGAGTTTTAAACAGCGCTGCGGTAGTTCAATAGTATGTATATTTCTCCCTCTTTAATAGATGACTACAAGAACTTCTTTCATGAGGAAGCCTTTGTGATTGACGATGAAAAATTAGAAGAACTAGACGTTTCTTCTTTGGGGTCTCAGCTAACAACTCAGTATTTAGGAAAGTCGGTGTGGTTACCTATTACTTTTTATGATTTAGACCCTGATTTATTCAACGAAGGGGAATTACTTATCCCTTTTGCTACAATCAAAGTTTCTATGAAAAAGGAGTTTGTAAAAACGCCTTTAAGTCAGCGAGCAGGTACCGTGAGGGAATTATACAGTTTAGGTGATTATGATATTCAAATCAAGGGTTTTTTGATCGACTTAGAGGGGCGAAAATTCCCAGAGGAGTGGTTGGTTACTTTGAATGATTTGTGGTCTATAAATGAAGCAATTGCTATAGATAATGCAGCAACAAACATCTTCTTGCCAGAAGATGAGGATACATATAAACGAGTTGTAATAACAGGTTTAGAAATCCCAGAAACTAAAAACGGGAATAAGCACATTGTGCCGTTTGCCATGAAACTTGAAAGTGACACAATATTTACCCTAGAAGACGAATAATGTTTGAAATGACATCACTGGTAAAAATAGAAGGTAAAAAACCTTTCGTTCCAACCTCTCTTAAGTGGAGGTCGTCGGTGGTGAATTATATCAATACTGCAAGTGTGTTTGTCCCTGCTAAGTGTGTTTACAGAGGACAAAAAACATTTACAGGAAAGGTTATTAGTGAGGGGAGTAAAATTGAGATTTACGCAGGGTATAATAGGAAGAACACTTTACGTTTTAAAGGCTTTGTAAGCCGTGTTAATTTCTCAATCCCTATTGAAATTGAATGCGAAGGTTATAGCTACCAATTACCGAAAGGACACGATTTTACAAAGAGCTATAAAAACACCACTGTTAAGTCCATTTTAAGCGATTTAATAACGGGTACTGATATCGTTTTAAGTGATGATATTCCAGATATACCGATTGATAAAGTAGAGTTTATAAAGACAACAGGTAAGGACGTTTTAGAGTGGTTGAAGACAAAGTGCTTGCTTACGGTTTACTTCATTAATGAGGTCTTGTATGTAGGACTTCAGCAAGTAGAAACCACTAAAGAGGTAAAGCTGAGCTTGGGGTGGAATACGGCGGATGATAAGAAGCTCAAATTTAACGATGAACATGAGTTGGCAGATGTGCGGATTGAATTAAATGCGCGAAAAAAAGATGGTTCAAAAGTGAAAACATCTGTGGGTAAAACAAGTAGCCACACGAAGACTTTCAAGACGTTTATAAATAATAAAGCTGCTCAACAAAAGATAGCTGAGCAGAAAAGGAAAGAATTAATTACAGAGGGATATGAAGGGGAAGTAAAAGCTTTTCTAGTCCCTCATGCTAATCCGGGGGAAACGATTGTAATAACCGATAAACAATATACTGAGCGAACAGGTAAATACTTCTGCTCAAGTGTTGTAGGTCAGTACAGTAAATCGGCAGGAGGGAAACAAACAATAAGTGTAGGGCATCAAGTATGAGTGAACAAAACAACGAATTGATACGAGAGGCGTTCTTGAAACTTGCTTCAACAGTTGCTCCCGATGCTACTATACTCGGAGAAATCGAGAGTGTAGATGAAGCAGAAGGGACGTGTGTTGTGGTTGATGATGATGTGACTTATAACGATGTGCGTTTACATTCTGTTTTGAATGGTGAAGAAAGTATAAGCATCATACCTGAAGAAGGGAGTTATGTGATAGCAGCTAGAATAGAAGGCGGTGAGGATTGGTACGTGTTGAACTGCTCTAAGATAGCAAAGTGGCGGTGTAAATCTGGTGATGTTGTGCAAGAGATAACGAGTAATGGTTTCACCTTTTCGAAAGGTAGTGACAATATGATTGATGCTATACTGAAGTTTATTGATGCTTTTAACGTGATGGTTATTGCCCAGGGGACTATGCCAGACCCGGTAAAAATATCAGAAGCAAAATTAGCTTTAAACAACTTGAAAGGATGATAGGCTTATTGATAGATTCTGAAACAAAAGACTTAAAACTTGACGCTCAAAACAGGCTTCAGGTTGGCACAACAGATGCTCAAAATCAGTATTTGTTACTGAAGCTTGAAAAAGGAGCTATTAAGCGTTTGCCTAGTCGATGTGTCGGGTCTGGAAATTATTTAGAGTCTGACAACTTAAGTGGTATGCTTCGAGAAGTGAAGAAAGAATTTACACTTGATGGTATGAAGGTTAATAGTGTAGGTTTCGATTTGAACGAATTAAAAATTGACGCTGAATACAAATGAAACAGGTAGAAGTATTAGAAGGACAAACACTAATAGACTTAGCAATGCAAGAGCTAGGTGATGCTTCTCGCTTGTTTGAGTTGTCAGACTTGAACGGAATGCTTCCTTCGGATGATTTAGCAGCGGGACAAATTATAAGTGTACCAGAACCAACAGAAGAGAAACGAGAGATCGTAAAGGCATTGAAAGCTCGTAAACCTGCTACGAAAAACGAAATAGTTGAAGAGCAGTTGAAAGAAGGTATAGGGTACTGGGGTATAGGAACAAACTTTAAGGTAAGCTAATGGCAAGATCGGTAGACGAAATATATAACGAACTATTACCCAAGGTAAAGAATGCTTTAGGGATAGATGAAAACACGATTGTTTCCGCTGTAAGTATTGAAGGGATGCTTACTTATGCCTTCGCTTTTGCAGCTAACCTTGTGGAGCAAGTCTTTGACAAAGTGAAAGCTGAGATTCAAAGCTATGTAGACAATATGAAGCCGCATTCTAGGCTTTGGTATTCAAATATGGTGAAGGATTTTCAATATGGGTATGAGGTTGATGAAGAAACATTGAATTATGATAATTCGGGGCTTACGGAAGAAGAGATAGCGGCTTCTAAGATTGTTGAGTCTGTATCTATTGTAGATGGAGATAATAATTTACAAGTAAAGGTTGCTCGAAAAGATGGTGATGATTTAGGGGCTTTTAGTTCTGATCAGCTGAATGCTTTAGAGAGCTATATTGGTATAAAAAAAGATGCCGGAGTTAAGATAAACTTAACAAGTAATGAAGCGGATCAACTCAAAATGTCAGCAGATATCTATGTAGACCCTTTATTGTTTAATTCAGACGGTACATTGATAGTGACGGGTGAAACGCCTGTGCATGATGCAATAAAAAAGCACTTGAAAAATCTACCTTTTAATGGGGTTTACAGTGTCGTTGGACATATAGATGAAATACAGGCTGTAGATGGGGTTGTTTTTCCGGGTAAGGTAGCTATTGAGCATAAATATGGTGACTTAGGGTTTACTAGTATAAGTGATTTTGTAATCCCTGACGCTGGGTATTTACGCTTTGAAAACGAAAACGATTTGCAATTAACATTCAAGTTTAGAAGCCCGTCCTAAATGAGTAATTATAAAAACGATATCGACTTCAATAAGATTGTTACGTGGTTAATCCCTTTGGATGAAAATAGAGTGACATTATTAGCTTTAGCAAAAGCTTTATGCAGTCCCCTTTTTTACGTGTACAATCTTTCGTCAAGGTTTTCGGCTTCAATTTATAATCACTTAAAAGTCACTCCTCAAGTAGGGAGTTTAAAGTATTATTTAAATAAAAAGCACGATCCTTATGACCGCCGAATATATATAGAAGATGGTGTACTTTATCCTACTACAAGTCTTTTTTTAAGAGCGGAAGACAAACCTGTCATACTTCGAACTCGTGCAGAAAATTCACCTGTGCATATAGGGCTAAGGACTGAAACAGGGTATAAAGTTGATGCCTTTAGAGTGAGGATACCGAATGAAATTAAGAGAGACAAAGAGGCTATCAGAGCTTTTGTTGACAAATATAGGTTGGCAGGTAAAAATTTTAGTGTGATAGAAATATGAGTTATAAAGCAATATTATACGATAAAACGGGAGGTTTCCCGTTTGATCAACAAACCCTAGAGTTTATGCAGGATGCATATACTAAAGTAGCTACGGGGTTAGGTTTGATTTATGGTAATAACATTATTCTTTCAGGTGTAGAAGATCAAGGAGCTAACTATTCTGATGGATGGGTAGCCGTTGGAGGAGAAGTATTGCCTTTTGTTGGGGGATTAAAGGCTAGTAAAATAGTGGTAGAAGAAACTACCGAGGCGGTGACCTTTGAAGATACAAACGAACACGCTGTGGAGGTTACTAGAGTAGCGAAATCTTCAAATGTTAATGGAGTTGATTTTACGACTTTTAAGCGTATTGGGCAGGCTATTCGAGATGTAGCAATTGCACCCGGAACGATAACGCACTTGAAGACTGATGCAATAGAAACACATTTTGACCTAAATACGGGCTTAGGGATTAGTGACCAGTGGAAAGGGTGGCAAATTGACCCAGATGCCAAAGGGCGAGTGATAATGGGTTGGGATGGAGATATTGTAGAATACGATAATGCTGATGGTTCTAAAAATGGAGGTTTGAAAGAAGTGATCCTTACCGCTAATCAAAGTGGTTTAAGGGGGCATGGTCACAATGTGAATGATCCCGGTCACTCACATACTTATGAGGGTTTTAAAAATGTTCAAGACGGTTTTGGGGAGTCAGTTAAATCGAGGCAAAATGTGCCAGAAGATTACGACGGCGATTATGGGGGGGAGCCTTCGTTAACGGGGCTAACAGTTGTAAACGCACCTCCTAGCAATGCACTAGAAGCACATGAAAACCGTCCTCCTTATGTTGTTTATTTAACCGTAGTAAAGCTTTAAGATATGAGTACATCAATAAACACATTAAAAGCATGGTTTGAGCAAGAAGATAAGCCAACAGAAGTTCAATTTGCTGCTTTGATAGATAGTTTTGTCCATAAGGATGAAGGTGATCAGTTAGCAATTAGCCGAATTGAAGGGTTGGAAGATACCTTGAATTCGTTTATGACGACTCAACAATTCAATGATCAATCAATGGGTAATCATATAGATGTTACTCAAAATGGTCATGGTTTTTCCCTTGGTGATCAGATTTATAATGATGGGACTAACTGGGTAAAGGCAATAGCGGACAATTTAGCAGCAGATAACGACACGTTTTCTACGAATGTGGTTGTTTCTGTTGTTAATGATGATACTTTTTCTGTGGGGTCTATTGGCGCTATTGTCCCCGTAGATTTGGGGTTTAGCGGAGCGGTTTCTATTTATTTATCTCAAGCCAATAGCGGAGAGGTAACAACAGAATACCCAGAAAGTGGATATGTTCAGCAATTAGGGTGGTATGTTGGTGGTTATTTATTTTTTAATCCTCAGCCTTATTTAATAGAGGTTACGGGGTCTGAATACGATCAGGAAACAGATGATTTTAAGTTGTCAATTAAGATTGATGGTAACCGGTTTATAGCTAATCTACTGGTAAAGGATGCTAATACAAACTTTACCGTGACGGATTTTGTACCGGCGGGTTTAGCTAGTAGGATTGATCCCGATTATATGATTGAAACTGTTGAGTTAAATACGGCGGCTGAAACCTTAACCCATCGTTATGAAGCGACTAAACTTACATCCAATTCTGGTTCCGAGGTGATTATGACTGATCAAATGAACGCTCCGGGTGAAGGGAAAAGGATAAACTTTAGAACGTCATCATCACATTATTATGTTGATGCTAATACACTTGCGGATATATCTGTAGGAGGTATTGACTTGGAGGTAAACCCGGCAGCTAGTACGGTTGTTTATACGGGGACTGTCAGTACTAGTATTTTGTTCTACGCAGACTTATTAAGCCTAATTGATTAAAAATGATAAATAGAATTATATATACGTATGTACCAGAAGCCGGCTTAGGTCGTTCGATGGGATTTAGGACTGAAGAGCTGTTTTTAAGCTTCTTTTTAGAGGGAATTAAGCAAAGTTTGAAGTCGGTAAAAGAGGTGTTTATTTATTGTTCTTCTGAAAATGAAGAGTACTTAAAGGATGCAATTGGAGACTTAGCAACGGTAAAGGTTGTTGATTATTCTTTATTCGATTTTGATAAAAGGTTTTGGAATTTTTACAAGATCATTTCTCTGTACTTGTCTGCGAAGGAAGGAGTACCGGCAATTCATTTAGATTTAGATTTTAAGCTAACAAAGAAGCTTTCTAAAAAGGCTCTTTCGGCTGATGTAATCTGTGAAAGACGCAGGGTTTTTTATACCCCAAGAAGAGATGTTTCGAACCGGGTTCCAGAAAGATTAAAAGGTCATATTGACCCGTATATTGTTTGTTCGGGACTATATGGGGCTAGTGATTGTAAGTTGATAATTGACTTTTTCAACCTCACAAAAGAGATTGTGAAGGTTGATTTTTCAAACGATGAGCCAGTTACCGACAAGGTTAGAATAACCATGGAGGAATCTATGTTTTCCGCGCTGTGTAAGGTGAAAGAGAAAACAGTGTATTCATTAAAGGAAGGTGATTATGTACACCTTCAGGGATCAAAAAAAACAATGTTATAGTTATGTCGAAATCAGGTATTCCATTAAGACCGTCTAAAGGGTCAACTTCAGAAGCAGTAATAAGAACGGACGCTACAGGAGGTGTTTTGTTTAACCGTAACGCTGTTTATCGTTTAGATGCTGTTGGGGTGATCTCTGTTGCAGAGTTAGGGCATAGCGTGAATGAACGAACGGTTATGCTTATTTTGAATGGGGACTGTTCATTAGACCTTGGAGGGTATGATGTTGTGGTTGAGGGAGACAAAGAAAGTGTTAATGCTAACGTATACACTTTTGATACCACAAAAACCAATGTGGTAATATTGTTCTGGGATGGTGAGAAAATCGCTAGGGCTTCAAGCCAAAAGAGTGCCTTGTCTGTTGCTTACAGTTCCGTTGCTGCTATTAGTTTTAATGGGATTGATGAATATATTGAAGTCGCATCTAATTCTCTTTATGCTATTAATCCTTTACATGAAAGAACGATTTCTTTTTGGGTAGAGTCTGGCGGTGCTGCTAATCAAGCAATAGTGGGGCAATTCGGTAATAATTCCGGCGCTGTTCCATTGGGGTGGATGGTTAGACAGAAAAGCGGTGGCGGCATCGAGATTAAGGTGTTAAATAACTCAGGTAGAGAAATTCGTGTGGAGACGAACACGGCGCTCCCTTCAGGCAAAACGCATGTTGTTGTTGTTTATGATCAAAAGACTGTAACAATATATTTTGATTCTGTATCACAAGCTACAACGGTGCATAGGTCGGATTTGTTGGATGGCGATTTAACTTATGATGCTCTCTTGAATTTTAGAATGGGAGCACACAATGAGGGGCATTATGCGGATATAACGCTAGATGAAGTGTCTTTATTTAGTGAGGCGGCAACACAAACACAGGTTAATACTTTATACAATAGTGGGACTCCGTTAAACCCTGATGATTTTGAGTTAGCGCTAATAGAACACTTCGATATGAATACAATCACACCGGTGGGTGTAAATGGCGCTGTGAGTACTCAAACGGGGCTAGATGGTTCTAATATAGTAAACGGGTTTTAGATGATTATACCTTTTGTAAGTGGTTTATTTATTACGGCAAGGATTAAAGTATTATTAATCTTTGGTCAAAGTAATGCGGAAGGAACGGTAGCAGAAGCATTGTATTCAAAGTTCTATTCTCCAAACCCTAATGCTTATATAATGGGGTGGCATCCCTCTCAAAACATTAGTTCCTTTGAAGTGTTGGACTTTGAAGAAGGGAATGCTTTGGGCGCTACGAATGGTATAGAGTGCTATGTAGCCTATTATTACAAAGAGCCTATATATATCATTAAAGTGGTTAAGGGTGGTACAAGTTTAGCAGTTGATTGGGCTTCAGGTACATCTTTACGAAACAATCTAATCACTAAAATAAATGAGGCTAAAGCCTTGTTGGGTGATGTTGCTATTGATTGGATCAGCTATTGGAACCAAGGAGAGGATGACACCACGAACTCCACATGGGCTAATGACTACGATACAAACTACATATCAATGATGGAAGATGTTAAGACTCAAACAGGTATTGAGTTTAAACATTTGATTGCTGAGTTGAGTACGAAATCAGGGTTTTACATCAATAACACCGCAAACGCTGATGTATTGAGGCAAAAACAATTAGATATTGTAGACCACTATAAAGGGCGCTTAATACCCTCTCACGGCTTCGGGTTTCATGATGGAGCACATTATGACCAGATAGGACAAAACATAATGGCTAAGAGGGTTGTTAAATACCTATAATTCGTTTTTTAAACCACTGTAAAAATTGTATGTTTTGTTTTTAAAAAATGTATATTTTGTTTTCAGGGTCTTAAAAGA